TATTGAGTAGATATTTGTCCTGTGGTAGGGTCTACATTAGGGTTAAATATATAACTATCAATATTTGTTCCTAAATATCTATCAATACCTACAACAGAACTAGTTAACGCGGCTGCCCCCTCGAAAGTAAACGATTTGTTTACTTCAAGCGGAGTAATTACTATATCCGACGCTAAAAATTGTTTGTAAGCACCCATTCATTTTAGAAATCAAGTTTAACTCTAATAAGAGCTTCTTTAGTAAAATCTTTTGTTAATGGTCGTGATAATTTAGCTACTGCTAATAATTCATTTGTATCATTATATAAACCAATAGTTGTTATGTATGTTTGGGGGTTGTTAATAAATTGAGAATATAGTACCTCACCAGTTGATCCTGAAATAAATGATGGGTTTTCTGAGTAATTATATTGTGAGCTTCTTGGTCTTACAAACACATAATCTGAAGTAATTGTTTCTTGGGAATTCAATGTAAATACATTTGCGGATGAACCAGACATTGCTCTAAATAAAGCCGCGTTAGCATTAGTAGCTGCGTTGTAAGCTACGTTTCCAGTAAATGTAGATCCACTAAAGTTGAAAGAAATACCTCCGCTAATTGGGGGTTCTTTTAAAGCTAAAGGATTTAATAAAATAGATCCAATATCAGGTAATAACCAACCATAAGAACCAGAATTAACTGAGAAACCATCAGTTGTTGTTCCTGAATTTGTGAATTTAGTACCCGCAGAACCTGAAATTAATTGAAATACTCTTCCTGCTTCACAAAATTGAACAGTAGAAACATATTGACTATTATCTGTTAAGGTAATAACTCCCGCACTTCCAGAAAGTTCTAAAGTTAAAGAACCTAAGAAAATAGCATCTTTGTAACATGCTCTTTCCATAGTAACAGCAAAAAATTCAGATGAAGTAACAGCTCCAAAAACGAAATTAGCGTTTTCATCTCCTAATACTAAATCCTGCCATTGTCCCCAAATAGTTCCTGTTGGTGATTTACCATTTACAGCACTATTATAGTTAGCACTACCACTACCATATAAATTTCCATAAGCAATAGCAAATTGTACTGCTGAACTTGATTCATTTGAGGCGGTGTTATAGACATTTAAATAATAGTTTCCAGAACTACCATTTGCTTGGGTTGATGATGTAAAGAAAGTAGATAAAGTAGGATTACCAGTTGTCCAACAGGTGGATGAAATGGCATCTGAACTTACTACGAAATCATCGGCTTCTAATCTTGTAAAAGACATATTTTATATATTAAGATACTTTAACTACGGTTACGGGAATAGTTACACGAGCACCACTATCTCTACCTTCTACTGTTAAAGTAGCTTGTAATTGAGTATTTGTGCCGAATAATGTGTTAATTGTTGTTGCTGTCAGGTTAATTGTAGAACCAACTACTGTTTTAGATACACTAGTACCAATTGTTGTTGTTTGATTTGCTAAGTTTAAAGACTCTACAGCAGGTGTATTAATACCAACACCTTGGAAATTTGAAAATAATCTGATATCAGAAATTGTTGCTGAATATCCTGATGTTTCGTAAGTATTACCACCTAAATAATTCAATGTTTGAGGTGTAATTGCTAATGAAGCACCTTGTTTCAAAATGATTGAATTATAACCTAAATCAAGAATAGGCATTTTAGCAGTACCACGAGGCAAAGTAACTAATTTATACTTCATTACCTGTGTTGATTGAGGAAATGCCTCTAATAAAGGCATATTATCAATTGCTTGACCATAATAAGCAGAACCAGATGGGTGGTTTGGATTGTACAAAGTATAATCAATTTCATCATCTGCTAAAGCAAATTGAGTAATTTGAAATTGTCCATTTTGTTGAGCTAGTAGTTGACGACCTGTGTCTGTTAAAATTGCGTCTACTGTTACTACGGTATTATTTAAATATCCCATTTTTGTTTATTTTATTATAAATATATAAGTTTATAGTTTTTGTATTATAAAGTTTTAAAATATCCGGCTTGTTGTGCTAATTCTACAAAAGATCCTGTGAAATATGGATTAATAGTTGAAGGGATAATTAATCCTGATTGAGTAACGTTAATTTGGTTAAAAGGATTAAATAAAGGATAACCATCAATAGCAACAGATTGTTCATTTAACGATCTAGTATAACCTCCTCCTCCATCAATGTTTACATAAGCTCCACCCTCTAAAACGGGATAAGCTAAACTACTAGAAATTAAACTTCCAGTAGATGCTGCTGGATATATCATACTTGCTGAATTATTATTAAATGTACCTTGAACTAGTCCTAAATTTTTATTTTTAGAATTTAATGCTACAGAATTACCATCTAAATCAATTAATGCTATTAATTGAACATCAGATATTCCTTCATCATATTGTGAATTTTGTCCTGCAAATTCTATATAATTAAAATACCCAAAATATTGACTATAATTTTGTGCTGCCGATTGAGAAGCATAGACTGTTAATTTACATCCATTATATCTAGGGTTAGTAACTCGAGCTGTAGTATAGTTTGAATCTTGTACTGCTGCTTTAGTAGCACTTCCACTTAAAATTGATTGTTCATTTACCGCTATAATAGCATTAGTTTGGAAATCAACATCTACAAACCTAGTGCTAACTCTAGAAACTTGAGCATCGTTTTGTACTACTAAACAATCGGGTTCAATATATGATTCAAATATAGTAAAGTTAGTAATATTCATAGTAGAAAGAAATTCTGTTTGAGATATTACAATAGGAGGTACTACTGCTTGAATTTCTACTTGATTAACGTTTCTAGAACTACCTGGATTTAAAGGAGTACTTCCTGAATATAAGACTCTTAGAGTTGTTGTTAAATTACTAGAATCATATATTATAATTCCACCAGGACCAAAGGAAGCAGGATCACAGGTTTCTGTAAAAGATAAGTAATATGTTTTATTAGTATCAAAATCATATAAATTAAAATAATAACCTCCAAAATCACCAAGATAAGGGAGGGAAGAAGTATTATAAACTTGAATTATTTCAACTTTACAATCACTTAAATCACCTGTAGTTACAACTAAATTAGAACCACTTAATTGTCCATCATAAAATTCTGTTTGAGATGACTGAATAAAAGGGACAGCCCCACTTACTGAAGGTGTTGCTCCGTTCCAACTTTGAGTTATATTTACAACGTTTGTATACGTGTATAATGAAGAGGTTTGACCAAGCAAGTCAGGATATGTACCTCCGCTATTTCCCTCTGTAGTACCAATAGCTATAGAACCTGTAAGAGTCATATCCTCAACAATGTAAGGAGTACCAAGTGGTCCTGAATTAGCTACATCTGAACCTACAAGGGCAATAGAATTAGAAGGACTAACTTGTGGTACAGGATATCTATTTCTATCTAATAATGTATTTTTTATTACAATACCCGCTGCTAAAGAAGATCTAGCAGGGATAAAATCTTGTAGCATTTTAAATAATGAGTTATCAAAAAACTCAATTAATCTAATATAATCCCATTCTTGATAATTTGATATATATTTTTCAAAGTAAACATCTCTAATAACATCTAAGTTAGGATAAGTTTCAGCAGATGATGATTGGAATCTAGGATCACCAATTACGTCTCCTAAATTAAAGTAACCTAATTGTGAATTTATATCCTCATTAATTTCATTTTGTGGTGAAAAAGCTATTTCAACATAATCTATATCTCTAGTATAACTAGAACTTATAGATGGGAATTGTTGTATTGAGCGGTAAGGAGATAATGTATTAGCGTTTGGTATATTTGAATCACTGCTACTATAAGGTAAAACAATATTTTGTTGTTTTACTTTTTGGGATATTGGGTTTTGAATACCTGCTGGTACTTGGTCAAAGTAAAACACTTCTTGGTTTGAGATAAAATCATAACTTCCACTTATACCAAAATTACTAGTTCCAACAAATGAAGAAGCAGTAACCCAAGATCCTGTTACTTTTGGATGAACAGAAATAGAAGCCGTATATAATTCACCTCCTAAAGTTGCTCTAAATGCTAAATTTTCACTTGACTCAATTGAGTAAGGATTCATCACATAAGCATCAAAATTACTTTCAGATAAAGCTGATTTATAATATCTAATTTCTTGAAATGAATCTGAAAATATCTTACCGGATAATGAAGATGAAATAC